ATGACATCGCCTCGTCAACCATTTTCTCGCCCCCCCTTCCCCCTCCTTGCTCGTGTTTCGAGCGCGGTCTTGATGCCGTGACAGCGACGGCACAGCGTCTGCCAGTTGCTGGGGTTGTAGAACTCGCCGCCGTCGGTCACTGCCACGATGTGATCCACGAGGGTGCCCAGCTCTTCGCAGTGCTTGCAGAGCGGGTGCTGCCGTAGGTGTGCCTCGCGTGCTCGTCTCCAGTCCATGGACCAGTACCTGGTGTCCTGCGCCACGTTCTCGAAGGCCACCTTCTTGCGCACCCACGGCGAGCGGCGCCTGCTGTTGGGGATGTACGCCATCAGATGCCGAATGGTTGGTGGCCGGTCAGCTGCACCAGCTTTGCCTTGATGCGGTCGAGGCGGTGGCAGTGGCTCTGCCACTCGGTGTGGTTGTTGCCCAGTCCGCTGTTGTCTGCCAGCCAGTACAGGATGCGCAGCCGTTCACTCCTCAACTCCTGCACCTGTATCTCGTCCTCCGGCCTGATGTACCACTCGCTTGATACTGGCGTGAAGGAGAGCAGCCGCTTTGTATCGGGATGCAAGCTCCACCAGCTCTTCCACCTTGTACGCTCGGTGCTGCTGCGCTCGTTGCATAACCTGATGAGCTCGTCCTGGCTGCTCACGTTCGAGATTGCATCCAAAAAGCCACTGTTCTCCTGCTCGGTAAATGTTGCAGGAAACACACTGTGTGCGGACGTTGTCTTGATCCCAACGTGTAGCCCAAAAGCGGCGAGAGGCGAAATGTCCGGCCTGCAGGTTGGAGACGTGGTCTTCTTTGCCGCAGGTGAAGCAGCGGGCGTTGCCGTATCTGTCTGCTGCTTCATAGCGCACCAGCTTGCTGAACCACAGGTCGACCTTCTTCACTGCCTGCGCGTGTGTGAGCTTCCTGCCCTTCGGCTTCGCTTTGGGTTTGGTGTGCAGCTGCCGGCACGCCTTGCTGTCTTTCGCCATCGGTCCCTAAGATACCGGCCTTTGGTTTGTAGGCAGGCAGGTCGAGGACGTCGGCTATGGCGGTCAGGGACTGTGCGGTGCGCTCTGTGGCTGGCTTGATGTCCTGCACGTCGGGGTCGTACTTGGCTGCATGGCGCATGCGGTGGCGCGCCCGCTCGTCGGAGTACTGTCGCATGCAGGCGTACAGCTCACGGGCTTTGAACCGCTCGTACAGGTTCTCCGGCCCCAAACGTCCGGTCCGGATCATGGCGAAGCAGTGGCGCAACTCGTCAAGGGTCCACCCGTAGTTCTCGGTTATGACGGTCATGGCATCGTCGAAGTCGGCAGCGGTTCGCATGGTCACCTTGCACTCGAGGGCGTTGACCAGCTCCTTGAGGGTGTAGAGGATGGCGGCGTTGGTGTCCTCCGGCCCCAACTCGAGGGCTTTGCGGATGGTCATGTCGTCACTGGTGGTTTTGGGGAAAGCGAGGCCCGTATCGCTTTGCCACAAGGCGCGCAAGGTCGTCCGGAGTGATGTCCTTACCTCGTGGTCTGTCATGCTGATGATTTCCCCGCTTGTTGTTAAGAGGAAAGAGCCCCTGCCATCCGTTGGCGATGGACTGGGAGATAATTCGGATTGCGATTCCTTCATTGTACTCGCTGATTTGTTGGAGGCGGTGTAGTGCGGTCTGGAGGCCGCGGGTGGTGTATGGCTTGACGCGGCGCTCGCGGCGATCGGCCTCCCACTCCTTCCAGGCAGTCATGAACTGGTCAGAATCAAAAGGCCAAACAACCTCGCGCGCACGCGCGGTGGTCTTTACTACTTCTTTACTATATCTATTCTCTTCTATACTCTGCGCAACTGTGGTTGCTTCTTGGCGCAACTGTGGTTGCAACTCTTGCGCCTCTGGTTGCAACTTTTGCGCCTCTGGTTGCTTGCTTCTCTGGTTGCTTGCAACTACAGGCGCAACTTCGACATGGAGCCGACGTTTGTAGCCGTAGCCGTCGGTCACGATGTGTCCGCTGGCCTCCAGCTGCTGCCGCATCTTGCGCACGTGCTGTGGGGTGCAGCGGAGCGACTGGGCGAGGAACTCGTCCCCAGCCCAGCTCGCACCGTCCTGCTTACTCAACGCCATCAGACGCGCAAGGAATACCCGGTGGAGGGGCGGCAGGTCCAGCTCCCATATCTCGCCTGGTATCCAGATGCCGTTGGCGTGTTCCATGGTTTACCGTTGTCCTATGCTCTGCAGGTACTCCTCGTGATACAGCACCTCGCCCATGATTTGGGTCTCTGTGACGTTGCACTGTTGCACCATGGTCGGCATGTGCTTGAGCAGCCCGCGCGGGTTCCGCTTCAGCCAGTTCGTAATGGTCTGCGGGCTGACCTTGAGCTTGCCAGCCGCCATGGTCAGGCTGCCGTAGTGTTTGTTCAAAAAGGCTTCCATGCTGCTCACTATCATGTAGTTTTCGTCAGAAGGGCAGGTCATTGGGCGTCGGGGTTGACGGTGGCGCCATGCGGTTGGTGGTGCGTCCTGCCAAGGGCTTCTTGGCCGCCTCCGGAGCAGGTGCGGCCTCCGGCCTGCCGGCGTACTTGAGCTCGACGTAGTAGCGGCCCTGCCACTCCCGGCTGTTGAGGTAGCACTCCAGCGTGATCGGGTGCTCGGGCACCAGTGCCAGGGCTTCGTCCACGTCGTCCTTCTTGAAGGTGACGGGGTAGACGTTGCTGCCGCTCTCGATGAGCACGTCGCAGATAGTGAATCCAGAGGGGTAGGTCTTGGGCTCTTGCACCGACTTGACGGTGCCGTTAATCGTTAGTTTCATTTCAATTGATTTGTTATACACCAATAAATAAATGACGAAACTGTCATGTTCAATTCACTTGCTTTTTGCTTTGCCATTTTTAGAGTTTCATAATCGACTTTAAAAGTGTGTGTTATTATTCTTTTTTTATTAAGCTCCATTTGTAGTAAAGGATTTGATAAAACGTGCCATTTGGGTTTGTGTCCATCGGCCGCGCGAGTCGGGCCGGTCGAGGTGCGCGATGAGGCGCAGGTTTAGTTGGTGGTAGGTCTGGTCATCCATCGGCCCGTACATGATGGCGTCGAGGGTCGCCTCGTCGTCCCACAGGACGGTGCACTGCATAAGTGACTCGAGGCGAACACGTCGCACCTCGATGAGCGTGGTGCTGTCCAGCTCTGCCTCGTCGAAAAAGTCGTCAAGCTCGCTCATCGGGATCGCCCAGGATTTCGTCCAGGATGGCCTCGACGTCGTTCGTCCACAGCTTGCTCTCAAGGTTGCGGATGCGAGCGTTTGCTTTTGCTAATCTCCACCGCAAATCAATGTTATTCACTAACAAATAACCGAGGACGAGGATGCCTGCAATCCACAGCCATATGCCGTGCAGCTCGGTCACCATAGCATCAACGTGACTATGCGGTAAGAAATGACCCCAGCGCAGCCAATAAGGACGAAAATACCGACCATGAAGAGAAACTGTGCAAGGAAGCCCACCGTCTCAGCGAGCATGTCCTTCATGTTCTTGCGTAGCTGGCTCATAGTTCGTCCTCACCTACCGCGCCCAGTTCGTACATGCCCACCAGCTTCAGGACCACCCGCGACAGCGCGCGCTTCTCGCACATAGCGACGGGGTAGGGGTTGGTGTTGTTGGCCTTGCTCGTCTCCCCAAAGCTGGAGATGAAGTGCTTGCTGCCGTCCTTGCGCAGGATGGTGCCGGTGGCCTTGATGACGTACCGGCCGGCCTCGGGGTCGGACCACTCCAGCACCGTCTCGAAGGTCACCACGATGCCGAGGTGCGCCTGGAGGTAGTCGATGCCCTGCCGGGTCACGATGATGAAGCCACGCTTGTCCTTGTGGAAGTGGTGCGGCGCCATGTTGCACGCCGCTGCCAGCTTCCGGAACTCCTCAACTGGCTGTCCCATGGATACGTCGGTCGATGAGGGTGAGCGCCATCCCGATGCCGAGGGACAGCTGCGGGTTGAGGGCGCTGATGGCGCTGTTCACGCCTTCTAACTCTGCGCGCAGGTCGCGCATCGCTTGGATTGTTTCCGGTGTCATTGCTTGATGGTTTCGAGGTTGATGGCCTCCTGTACGGAAATCGGGTCGAAAGGTTTCCATCCGAGTATCTCGAAGGGTCCGCGGAGTGGGTCAGTGCCCCACCAGCGGGCCTCGCCTTGGATGGTGCGATCTACCTGGTACCGGATGCGCGAAGGGTCTCCGACGGCCTTCCAGCGGTATGCGATAAGGCACCAGGTTTCCTGTGTGGGCAACTCGTTCCAGTGCTTCCAGGTTGTGAAGTCGATATCCGACATTGTGGGTGTGGTTTGGGTGTTAGTGATGGGATTTTCCGACAGCTGTCGCTGCTCGTAGGGCAGCAGCTCTTCGGCGCGCAGTAGCACGTTGGCGACGTGTGGAAACTCCTCGAGCAGCTTGCGGTTGTGCTCCAGCTCGTCGCTGATGTAGTCGATAAGCACCTGAAGTGCTGTTCTCATTCGTCATTTTTGTCCGGGTCAATCTTGCGGATGCGGTCCCAGCCACACGGTGGCTCTCCCGGCTCTTGTGTCCAGTAGTACACCTCTACGGTCTTTTGCCGAAACGTGGCTTGCCTCCAGCGCCGGTCGTCATTCATGCACACTTCCACGCGCTCGCCTTCTTTGAACTTGCTCATTAGTCCTTTTTGTTGGCGTCAACAAAATGGTCAATCTTGCGGATTCGGTCCCAGTCCAGCCAGCGCTCGCTCAATGCGCTCCAGCCGCTCTTCGAGAGTTAGCTTTCGGGCGTATCTCCAGCAAACTGGACGTCCGCAAAAGTTTGATTCATCTTCGCCATACCCCATTGTATAGTGCATCATACCACCATTTGGCGTCGGGATGCCCAAGAGATAAAAACGAGGTAGCTCCCAAATTGCTCCTTCCCCATCCCGCACCTGCACCATGTCGCCGTATTTAAACTCGCTCATGACTGCTGGATGCGCTGGTGATCACTTGACATCACAGATTGTGACCTCGTGTTATTGTAGTACGCCGTGCGCAACTTCTCGCGCAGCTGGTACTTGAAGTCCTCCAGGATGCGCTCGAGGTCGCGCTCCCATTGCAGCTCCTCCTGCCAGGCGTTGAAGCTTTCGGGCGCCCGCTCCGGCATCGACGTAGATGCTACGCGCGGGCCTTCGACGGTGTAGTGGTTGCGTGCCATTAGTCGAGGTCTTTTAGGTCGTTTAACACTTGTTTAGCCTTCTGCACGACGAGGTAGTCGATGCTGCCTGACTCCACCTCCACGATGAAGCTGTGGGCAATGGCGTACATCTTGCGCAGGTTGATGTAGTCCTGCTCGAGTGCTCGGTAGTCCATCAGTAGCCAGCGGTGAAGTCGAGGTACGCCTCAATTTGACCGCGCAGATCCTCGCTGCACTGCATCACTTCGGTTACGTCAATGTTCCACTTTCCGCACCGCAAAGTGACCTTCAGGATGTCGATGTGGCTTTCATCCGGTCCTGGTCCGCTCTTGTCTGTCCACCCTTCGAATTCAACTTCGAAATTCACGTCTTCTACCTCCATCTCGGAGATTGGAAGTTCCAAGTAATCTTTCATGTGTCGTCTGTTTGATTTGACTGGGCAATGTTAGAGCACGTTCCACATCCCTGCAAACTTTCTGCAAACTTTTTTACAGGAGGGTCAGGGTACCCCAAAAAATAAGCCCCACCCCTCGTTAGGGGCAGGGCTCACCAAATCAAACAAATTCACCTGCGTAGTGTTGCGTACTCTACTCGCTCAAAGATAGACACAACGGCGTCACAGCCACCGCGCAAAGTGCAACGGCCGGCCACGTGATGCCGTGGGCCATGATGTCGCTGCAGGCAGTCAGCGCAATGACGCCGCCCACCGTCCGCTTGGCCGACCACCGGCGCAGGTCGCCCTTGGTCTTGAAGACCTCCGTCAGGTCGAACCGTCCCAGCAGCTTGAGCAGGGCCGCCGTGCCAGGGTTCACGATTTCGGCGTGGGCGTCTTGCCCACCACCACCGCCATCAGAATGCGCTTCAGGATGTCCACCACCGTGTCGTCCTTCGTGGTCGAGGTGAGGGCCGTGATGGTGCCCATTAATCCGATCAGGGCCAGCGCCAGCTCTGCCCAGTTGTCTGCGAAAAAATCCCACATTGTATGGTGTTGGTTAGTGTGCCTCTGTGAAGGTAGTGACGTGATTGATTTTCTCCCTGCCGTTCGTCCTGGCGCGGTTGAGCTGCACGTCCATCCACCACCCGCCCAGGCGTGGCTGAGCGAAGCCCTTTTCCACCTCCCACCCTGCGAAGCGGTCGAGCATCTTGTAGCTGCCCAGCTTCACATGGTGGACCGTCTCCTCGCGCAGCTCCATCTGCTGCCCGATGCGCTCCACCGTCATCGGCACGTGCCACTTCTGGTGGGTGTGTCCGCTTACGATGACGTCGGCATCCGGCCACTCCTTCTGGTCCAGGTCGACGTTGAGGACGCCCTTGGAGCGCGGCGCGTTGCCTCCGTAGCCGTGGTGAAAGTGCATGAGCATCGGGATGAAGCTGGCGTTCTCGTACCTGGTCATCTGAATCTTAATCCACCCGCTGTAACTGCCTGGCGAAACGATGCCGCCCATGCCCTGGCACAGCCGGTCGATTGGTGAGGTGCTGAGGCGCTTCTCGATGTTGGTCTCATGGTTACCTCGGCCCATAAACAGCCACCGGTCGGCGTAGGGCTGGAGGAACTCGATGCTGTCGTTGATGACGTCGTCGAGGTAGGTGATGGACTTGTACTCCGGTCGCAGTCCGCTGTAGCTTCTGCGTGGATCGTACATGCCCTGCATCAGGTCAAACCAGTCCCCAAAACAAAAGACCGCGGCGTCTCTCGCCACGGCCTCGTCGAGGTGCCGCTTCAGCCGGGCTCGGTCGCACTTGACGCTGTCAAAGTGGACGTCGGACAGCAGTAGGAACCTGGCCGGCCCGTCGGTTACGCTACGGGTGTAGGCCGTGGACCACGTGGTCGGTCCGTGCTGCTTGAGCTTAGTATGTCCAGATGACCTCTTCAGGGAGGCTCGGGTCGTTGTCGACATGGATGAAGGTGTTGGCTATGCCGATGCGGTTGAAGCCCGCACCGAGCAGCCCTAATATGATGGCGTAACGGTTGGAGCTGTCGGGGCAGTGGATGTCCGCTGCGAAACCGCGCAGGTGCGCGCTGTTCTTGGCCGTCTTGTAGCCCTTCTTGGCGAGGCTGTTGTGGTGGGCCTGGGTGCGGTACCCGCTGTTAATCTTGAAGGGCACCCCGGCGAGGTGGCGGGCCTCGTCAATCATAGCCAGGAACTCCTTGTCCATCTTCGCGCCGCTGCCGGGCGCATCGGGGCTATCGAACTCGGACAGTTGGAAGTATCGCATGCGGTGTGTGAACCAGTTCAACGCTCCAGGCGAGCTACCAGCTGCGCGAGCGTGAGCTCAATTTTGTGGATGCTTTCGACAATCTCTTTGAGCTGACGGCGTGTCTCGCTGTCGTTCAGCTCCAGCTGTATGACGCGTCCTTTGAGGCGTGCGACCTCGTTGCTCATCTTCACGTAGACGCCTATGACGGCGCCGAGTGCAGCGAATAGGGAGTAGAGTGCCTCGATATCCATGCGGCGAATATAGTGCTACAGAATTACTTGCCCTGTCCTCGGTAGGGCTTGCGCCAGTTCTTCCCGCGCTTATGCGTGCCCTGCTTTGTCTTAGCGTGGACGCCTGGCCTGCTCACCTGCCGTTCAATCCCGGCGGGTTGCGCCTGTGCCTTAGGCTTGGCCATCTCCTGCCGGTTGCAGCTCGATAGGAACGTCCGGCGGCGTGCCGGTCACCGGCCGGTAGAACAGTCCTTCTGCCTCCTCGTACCAGTCGCCGATGTGGATGTTTTGGTCGGTGTCCTCCACGATCAGGTCGTGCGGGTGTGGGTATTCGGTAGGCATGGCATCTGCCACAATCCGGTTGACGACGTAGTTGTCCTTGATGATGACGAATATCATGAGACGATGTATTCAAGAATTAAAACAAGGCCACCGCTGCCGTTGCCACCTGCGCCGCTGCTGAACCCGTTGCGGCTTGCTCCTCCTCCTCCGCCTGGCGCTCCGTAGTTTCCGCCGTTGCCGCCTGCTCCGCCGGCTACGCTGACGCCTGAACCACCGCCTCCTCCGCTGCTGCCGATGGCGCGGACCGGGCTTTCGGTTATCATCATCGGCGTGTGCACCATGCGGTCGGCGTGGTTGTCCGTCCCGTTGCCTCCTGCTCCGCCGGGGTTAGTGCCTGCCGAAGCTGCCGTGTTGAGGGTGCCGGTGAGGTCGTACAGTCGCGAACCCGTGCCGCCGATGTTGGCGACGTTGGTCGTGGTAACGCCTGAACCTGCAGGCCCGCCGACGTTCGCGGAGAAGTTGGGCGCACCGCCGGCGTTGGCGCTTTGCGCAGCCGCGTTGGTACCGGCACCACCTGCGCCTGCGCTGTTCTGCCCTGCAGAGCTGCCGATGAAGCTGTAGGACCAGTCCGGCTGGTCGGCCGTGCCCAGCGTGGACTGTGCTGCACCGTTCACGCCCTGTCCTCCGCCGCCTCCCTTGGCTACACAATGCGTGCCGAATGAGGTGTCGCCTCCGGCGCTGCCGTTGCCGCTGGTGGTGTTGTCCGCTGTGATGGCTGTAGCTCCGTTGCCTCCTGCGCCCACCGTCACCGTCTCGCTTGACGCCAGGCTTGATGCCAGCAGCTGAGTAAAGACGATGTTGCCGCCTGCTCCGCCGCCTCCGCCACGGGACAGGACGCCGGTAGCTTGGCGCGATCCTGAACCTCCGCCGCCTCCTGCACCTACGCAAACCACCTCCAACATGACCAGGCCGCTCGGCTTGCTCCAGTTGGTGGTGCTGGTGTACTCGATTAGGTTGAAGGACAGCGTGCCGGTCGAACCGGCGGTCTGCGCCTTGTTGTGGAATTTACCTACAGCCATCAGAGATCTAAGATATTGAGGGTTACCGTCAGCGTGGACGCTGGCGTGGCGGTAGCGTAAATCTTTACCGCACCGGTGCTGCTGTCGGTGCGTGGTAGCACGCCGGCCGTGGCTGCTACGGACGCGCTGGCGTTGTCCGGGATGACGTCCACGATGCTTGTGGACAGGATGGCCGCGTCGGAGATGCTGGCCTCGTAGAAGCCCGAAACCAGCGACCACGCACCGGTGGCTACGGTCTTACCGGTGACCTGGGTGTGCTTTTTGGTGACGTAGGAGAGATTCCCCGATCCGTCGCTCTTCAGCACCTGTCCGTTCGTCCCGTTGCTGGTCGGCAGCGTGAATGTGACGTTGGATGCGAGCGTGCTGTCCACTGCCAGCTGGACGTAGTTCGTGCCGTTGTTGGATGCCTCGTACAGCTTGATAGACGAACCGTTGGCGCTGTTTTGGTCCTTGACGCCGAGGTTCAACAGTACGGATGCTGTGCTGCTAAATTGCGCCAAGTCACCGGTGGTGGATTCCTTAATGACAAAGGTATTCTGGTTCAGGTCAATCTCCCGATTGGCGTCAACTGTAACATCATCAAGGTCAAGCGAACGGCTGCGCAGCGTGACCGTGTCGGTGCCGGCGTTGGTAGTTATTTCCATGCCTCCGGCTGGGACAAAGGTCACCGTGTCGTTGGCTGCGTCCGCTGCAACGTTGGACTGCCCTCCGACGGCAATGATGCCGAAGCTGTTTCCACCTCCGCCCGTCGGCGCTTCTGCCTCCCAGTTGCCGCTCGTGCTGTTGTAGGTCAGCACGTCGCCGTTGGCTACGCCGGTGGTGTCGACGTCACTAAGGGCATTTAAAGAGGCACCAATGGCAGCAGTCGTGTTTTCCACCCACGACATCATCCAGTTCAAATCAGTGTCGCTGCTGGTCGCGTATAGCTTGTCTCCGGCCTCGAGCGGCAGCACGTCGTACAGCATGTCCGTGCTCACGTCCTGGCTGGTCACCGTCACCCGCTTGATGAGCTCCTCGGCGCCGCCGCTCTTCTTTATTTTCAGCGTGCCAGTGGCGCTTGGGCTGGCCTTGTCGCAGTTCACGATGATGGACTTCACCAGCGTGGTAGACGCCGATGCCTCGAACAGCACCTGGGACGTGTTCGTCGCGCTGTTTGAGAAGTTCTTGACCTTGAAGTTGTTCGCCATTATCGGACCTTAGTAAAGGATAGCGGTAAAAATATGGTAAACAGTTCCGCGTCCTCGGAGGCGACCTGGATGTTAAACTTGTTCACGGCAATCTCGTCAGTTACTCCTGGCGAGGCGCTGGCCGGCGACGGAGCTACCGGCGGGTTGAGCACCTTGGGTGGCTTGGCCACCACGCTGACGTCGCTGGCGCTGCCGGTGATGTGGAACAGCTCCACGTCATAGCGGCGCATCCTGCCGTTGTAGCTGTACTGGTAAATGCCCATCCGCCGGCTGTCGCTAAGCACCACGTTGTACATGTGCAGCAGCTTGGTGCTGTCGTTGGCGTAGATGCTGCCTCGCTCGATGTACAGCGGGTTCTTCTGCCCGCGCAGCACCTCCTGCACCCCCAACTCGTTAATGTCGTAGGTGCCGGCGAAGGTGGTGCTGCTCCAAGTTTCCGTCCTGGAGAAAGTGCTGGCACCTGTCTTCACGAATATCTGACCGCGTGCCTGGTTGCTGCTGATGCTGCCGATGAGCACCTGCCCGTTGTCGAGTTTGGATCGTGCGTTCAGTGCGTTGGTAGCCACATAGTCAATGGTGTCGCCCTCGTTGCCTTCTACGTAGACAGCTATGTCCCACAGGTTGACGTTGGTAGCGTTCGTCCAAGTGGTGTTCACCGTTCCGTTGGTGTTCAACACTTGGAACCCTACGCGCAGCTGGATGCCCGAAGATTCCGCCGGCAACTCTGCCGTGGTAAACTCTGCCGGGATGTTGCCAGGGACGCCGAGGGGGTCGATGGATGGGTAAGCTACACCCGTCGCCTTGTTGACGTTGCGCACCCGTACGTACGTGCGGTCCGTGTTGTCCGTCGTCCATTCAGGCGTGCCGTAGACGGTCGGCGCGTGGCTGTTGAAGAAGTCGTAGTAATAGGCCGTGCCGCTGTAGGTATGTTCCCAGCGGTGGTAGTAGCTGCCCACCTTAAGCAGGAAGATTACGTCCACGCGGGCCAACGTGTTGTTGCCACCCTGCGCCGTCATGTAGTGGCCGTTGGTAAATGTCAGGCGAAACCTGGTGCCAGCGGCGAAGGTGTAGTCGGCTATGTTGATGGCGTCCGTGCCGAAGTCCGCCTCGAGGTGCTCAGCTACGCCGGCGATGCTCTGCTGCGCTCCGAACTTAAACGTGCGGCGCACCTCCTTGAGTGGTAGTTGGTAGGTGTATTCCCATCCTGCCTCTTTGACAAGGTCGGTCTGCAGCGTCAGGGCTACGTTGACAGTGCTGCTGCTCGTATAGCTGCCGCTGCTGTAGTAGTTCAGGTAGGTGAGCGTAGCACTGTCGTGGTGGCTGGTAACTGGGATAAACCAGAAGCGGCCGTTTGCCAGGAACAGGCGCGCGTTAAAGACACGGCAGAAGGACTGCAGCACCTCCAGCGTGGTATAGTATTCGGTGACGCCGTTCTCCCCAGGATTCAACCACGTCTCCGTATCAACCCTAAGGTTGCTGAAGAAGTCGCCCGTGCCGTACAGGTTGGTGGGCGTGAAGGCGCTGTCCAAGCTGGCAAAGATATCGCTCGCTCCCCAGTGGTCGGTGGTGCGCAGCTTGCCCAGGCAGTGCTTCACGATGTACTCGCGGATGCTGCGCCCGTCAGCGTAGTCGTACGGCGTGCCGCTGTCGTTGAACAGGATGCCAGCGAGGTTGCCCAGGTCGTCAGCTGCAATTATGCGCACCTCGGCCGGATATGCCTGGTCTTGGCGCACCACCTGCTCCGGCAGGATGACGCCCGCCCAGTACAGCGTGTTCACCCCGTCGGGATCGTAACGCAACGTCACCGTCAACTCCCCGTCCTGGCTGCTCGGCAGGTAGTCCAGGAACGTAGTGATGCCGGCGGCGTTCTCCACGATGCTAAACTCGATGGTGCTGCCGATGACAGGCTGGTGCCGGTCCTCATTGTTGCCCTCGTAGCGCAGGACGTAGGCATCGCCGCCCACGTTGAACGTCACGATGCTGCCGGCATAGTCGGCGTCATGAATGTTGAGCTGCCACTCCTCGCCGAGGATGTCGCTAAACTCTGCCCGTAGGCGTACAGCTGGTGCTGGCATCAGTAACCTCTTGTGCGGTAACGGTCAATGGTAGAACGCTCGGAGCTGAGCAGGATGTCGCGCCCGTCGAGGCGGCCGGTGACAACCACGTTGCCGCCCATTCCGCCCATCATGCTGCGCAGCTTGTCGAGCGGAGCGATGACCTCCGGGTTGGTACGTGCTCCAGGGTACTCACCCACCAGGCCCAGCGTAGGGCCGCTCACGATGCCACCGTCGGCAAACGCCATGGCCTGGTTCAGGAATCCTTCCACCAGGCTCAGGCCGGCCACAATCAGAGCAGGCGCAGCCAAACCTGCTGACGCGATGTTGGCCGGGTTGAGCGGGTTGGTGGCGTTGGCAATTACGTTTGCCTTGATCATGCCGATGACGCTCTTGATGGTTTGCAACGCCATCTGCTTAACCATCTCCCCCACCGTCATGGCCCCGGTAGCTACGTCGGCCACCATGGTGCCGAACTGCTCGGCAAACCCGAAGACCGCGTTTGTGGTCACATCCCAGTGTTGCGCTATGAGCTCAGCGTAGTATTTGGTATTCATCTCGAGCACCGCGAGCTGGCCCAGGTTCTGCTCCACCGTCTCCTGCATCAGCTTAGGCTCCATCAGCAGCGGGTTGGCAATCTGCTGCGGTGCGAGGGTCGGCGCCGGCGTCATCGTGCCGGGTGCCTGTCCTGCTCCTGCCTCGCCGCCTGCTGCTCCCCCTCCACCGGTTCCCGCCGTGGGAACTGGAGCGGTGGGTGTAGGCATGGCCGCCAGCTTGTCGCTGAAATTCTGCACCGAGGCCGCCGCCTCGTCGGACTTGAACTTGATGCTATTGAAGAAGGCGTCCGCCTTACCCTGCAGACCGTCTAAGAATCCGCCGATGTTGCTGTCAACGCCTACCGCCGTGAGGAAAGCGTCCACTCCGCGGCCCAGCGTCTCCAGTGCGCCGAGGAACGTGCGGGTAATGGTCTGCCAGATCGTGATGCTGATGTTGGCGAGGTAGCCAAGGGCGCTCTTCCAGTCGCCCTGCAGCAGGCTCGTGAATGCCTGGAACAGGTTGCCGATGACGCCCAGCACGCCACGGAAAATGCCAAAGACCATGTCCATGACGTTGCCCACGATGCCGATGAAGTCGTCGCCGAACTGGTTCCAGACCACCTGCAGGAACCCGACAAACATGGTCCAGATTTCCTTGATGGCATCCACCGCAGACGCCACCGTCTGCTTCAGCTGGTCCCAGGTCTTGCTCCCGTCGCCGCTGGTGAAGTATGCGTGGATCTGGTCCCAGTTGGCAATGATGAGGGCAATGGCTGCTGCCACTGCAATAGCTACTGCTGTGATTGGATTGGTGAGCAGCGTGGCGTTCAGGGCGATGCCGGCGGCCTTAGCTGCAGCCATGGCAACCTGTATGCCTGCCACAGCCTTCGAATAAGCAGCGAACGCCATGATAGCTGGGCCGATGGCTGCCGCGATGCCCGCGATGGCCACGATGGTCTTCTGCGTGCCTTCGTCCAGGTTCATGAACTTGCCCGCCAGCTCCGTGACCTTGTCGATGGCGGCGGTCACGTAGGGCAGCAGGACGCGCCCTATCTCCGCGCCCGCCTGCTTCAGGTTGTCCATGGCCGTGCTGAACTTCCCGGCTGCCGTCTGCGACAGGCGCTCCATGGCGCCGGCCGCGAAGCCTCCCTCCTGGGCGAAGCCCTTGAGCACGTCGTTGAACTGCTGCACGCTGACGGCTCCGGCTCCGAGCTTGTCCGCCGGCAGGCCGGTGGCGTCGCTCAGCGCCTTGAAGATTGGGATGCCGCGCTCGGCGAGCTGGTTCAAGTTCTCCAGCTCCACCTTGCCTTTGGCCTGGACCTTTGCGAAGATGGCGGTGATTTCCTCGATGCTCGCGCCGGAGGTCGCTGCGATGTCGCCGAGGAACTGCAGCTGCTCGTTCACCTGCGAGATGTCCGTGCCGGCCGCCAGCAGCTGGCGAGCAGCGCCTGCGATTTCCTCGATTTGGAAGGGCGTAGCTGCAGCGAATTGGTTCAGCTGGTCTACCATGGCGGCGGCCTGCTCCGCGCCTCCTGTGAGCGAGATAAACTGGGTCTCCATGGTCTCCAGGTCGGCGGCAGCCTTGACAGCTGCAGCGCCCAACCCGGCAATGGGTAACGTCACGCCCATCGACATGGCCTTCCCCATGTCCATAATGTTGTCCGAGGTCTCCCGTATTTTCCGCTGGATCTTGCCCAGCTCGCGGTTGAACTCCCGGGTGTCCGCACCTACGCGGACTATAAGGTCGCCGAGCTTAGCCATTCTTTCGTGCTATTTGCCGCAAGATAGCCATGCCATCAGCAGCAGGTTTGGACTTCTTCTCCCAGGGGAACTCGATGAGGTCGGTGGGTGACAGGCGCTTTTTGGTATGTGGGTTGAGCAGCATCGTAGCCATCCACCTCGTGCGCTCCCACTCCCTCTGCTCGCGCTGCTCCATGAGCTCGTACATGCCGGTCAGGGCGTTGTTGAACTCGTCGAAGGTGAGGCCGTAAAGCGCCGACGGGGTCAGGCCAAGCTGGCCCAACCCCATCGCCTCAATCTCGTCCCAGTTTACCGGCTTGCCTTTGCCCCGCTTTTTTTTTGGGCGTCTGCGCCGAGCAGGGTGCTCACCGCTTCGCTCAGCTTAGGCAACTCGCTCACCTCGCACAGGTCCAAGAAGCTGTCCACGTCGTAGTCGAACTCTGCTCCTTCTGCCTTGGCCCCTGCCTCGGCGAAGTAGTACAGAAGCTCAGCGATGACGGTGACGTCGTTCTGGTCGATGGCCGCGATGCGGATGCCGGTGTTCCGTTCAAACTTCCGCCAGGCGCCCAGCGAGGCGCGCAGCTGGAAGGTCTCAGTGCCGATGGTTACGGTCATGCGATGGTCTCATGTACCACTGCGCCCGTGAGGTCCATGGTCAGCGACCAGGTCACGTTATCTTCGAAGCCAGCGGTCTGCTCGATGGAGGTGATGTAGCCTGCCACGTCGAATTCTTTGTCTCCGACGTTTGGGAGGGCGCTGGAACCCACGTTGCTGAACGTAGCGAAAACCTTTGTGCCTGCGATTTGGTAACCGACCAGCGTGTTGAAGCCGTTCGTGGCGTCCTCGGCGAAGTAACCGCTGACGTTGATAGATGCGGATTTCAGCGCCGGCAGGATTTCCTTCCAGCCTGCGGAGGTCTTCGTGGTGATATCGCGCACGTCCGTAGACATGGAGATGCTGCACTCGGTCACGTTAGCGACGACAACGTGGGTTCCGTCGGTGGTGCCGGTGAAGAAGCGAATGCTCGAGGCATTCAGGATGCCGGTAGTTTGGGCCATAGTATTAGGTGTTTTCGGGTTCCGTATCTGCTGCAGCTGCGGCCTTCTTAGGCTTCGCAACCTTCTTGTACTTCTCGTCCTCCGGGTGCGCGTCTACATGCCCGCTCTCCACGAGCTTGCGGTAGAACTTCATAGACACTTCGACCTGAAAGCCTTCCGGCCAGTCATAGCCAAAGTCCTGGAGCGGTTGCTTTAGGGTTACGATCATAGTGCGAATGTAATGAATGCGGGTTACTTCGATTTGCGTTGCGTGATGTACCACTGTCCGCCGATGCAGTGCACGGTGATACCGTCATAGGAGCGGTCCATCGATGCCGATGCGCTCCCGTCGATGGTGACCGTCGTGTCTGCAGCCGCGGGTCGCAGCGTGAGCGTGCGCTGGTTGCTCAGGTGGTTGCCGGTTTTGATACGCACCTCGCGGCCCTCGTTGCCGGCCACTGCCGGCAGCCGGAGGGTAGCTGCTGCAGAACCCGATGCGGAGGCGTAGTTGGCGAAGAGGAGGTGGTCGTCGCTGTTCACCGTGAAGGTGGCCCCGTTGGTCAACGCGAGCGTGCGCGGCTCGTCGTACACGGCACCGCGAATGATGAGATCGGGACGGACGGCGGTCACCGTGGGCAGCGTCAAGTTGCCCCGGTCGATGCGCGCCTCGTAGTCGGCCATGACCTTGTACGCCCGCTGCGCCTCCTCGAAGTCCATGGTCTCCGTGGTGTACTGGATGCTCTGCACGTTGACGCCGCTGTACGTGCCGCCCACCCGGTCCAGCGCCAGCCGTACCGCCGAGGCCACGTCGATGACCTGGGTGTAGCTGGTGGAATAGCAGGCTATCTCGATGCTGGCGGTGTCCAGGGCAGACGGCCCGGTCTGCACGTCGCTCGGGTCGTTGCTGCGAATGTTGTACACGATGTAAGGCATGGCCTGCTCCTGGTCCGCCACCTCCGGAAAGATGCGCGTGCTGACCAGCCCCGACACCGTGGCGTCGTTGCTCAGCAGGTAGTAGATGGCTTTTCCTATTGTCATTTCATGTAGCGTGAGAACTCCTTCTGCAACTCACCTATAAGCTTCTGCCGCATCGTGGCGTCTACCGATTCCATAGCCCGCTTGTGGATGAGATAGTTTGGATGTCCTGTGTTCTTGCCCCCAAACTCATCCGGAAAGTCACCGTGCTCCACGATGTGCGCAAACCAGGCGTCCGCGCTGGCCGGTACCTTGCGCTTCATGGGATGGTTTACTCGCGGTCCTGCCAAGATGGTAGGGAACTTCTTGTTGGCTGTCCAGGTGCCCATCGAACGGCGCAGCGTGCCCTGCTCAATCTTGATGACCGCTCCCCGTCGATTGATGTAGATGGTTTTGTCGGCGTCTTTGACCATAGCCTGCGCACGGCGCACGTAGATCATGGCAACTTTGCGGTAGGATTTCTGTACCTGCGCGCGGTTTAGTTCACCAAATTCCACCGCTTTGCTGATGCGTTCCTGGATGCGGTCAAGGCCGTCGATGCGTGCGGTAAACATCACTCGCGGATGGTGCAGGTGAGGCGCAGACCGTCGTTGCGCCCAATCTCCTGGACGGTCTCGATGTTGTACAGCTTGCTGTTGTAGCTCACCCGGTCCTTTGGGCTGACGTCCGCCACCGTCGTGCTGTAGCGGATGAGAAAGTGGACCGGCTGCTTGCTCAGCACCTGGGCGCTCTGAATGCTTTCCGTGCCGCTGCCTTCTCGGTAGATGACGTCCGCCCATACCGTCGCCAGCGTGCCCCACGCGTTCACCCGCTCGCCGTAGGTGTTTGTGGTGGTGGTGGTCCGCTCGATAGTGATGCGGCTGTCCATACGCCCGAACTTCATGACAGGACGCGGTAGGGGTTGACCAGTGCCTCGATGCCCATCTTCAGGCGGGTCGTGATGGTGCCCTGCACCTCCTCCACGCGCGCCTCGTACAGGTGGCCCACAAGCAGGCGCACCGCCTGAATGAGCGGCGTGGGGATGGACGCCTCAGGGTAGCCGATAGTCATGTTCACCTGCACCCGGTTGAGGGCGTAGTCGTACAGGTCGGGTGGGCTGACGAAGCGGATGCGCGCCGGCTTGCTCACCAGGTCGGTGTAGTAGTGCGTGGCGCCGAGGGTCAGCGTGGTTTGGCTGGTCGAGGTGTACGTGATGGAGCTGATGCTCTGCACCGGTCCTACCGGGATAGATACCGGGTGCCAGCTGTCCATGTAGCCCACCGCCGTCACGTCGCCGAGGCGGGTGTCTGTGATGCTCTCCACGTAGCTGATGGCCACCTGGCGGAGCGCGGTGATGTAGGTGTCCTCATCGCTGTGATCGACGCGCAGGAACGCCTTGAGAGCTGCCACCGTCACGATGTCGTCGAGCGATGGCGAGCTGGTGATGTTGATGGTCATCATGGCCCGAAAGTACGAAAGCCCGGGGGAGTGCCCCGGGCCTTCGCCTGTGTGGTCGTTGCCTAATTAGGCAGCGTTGATGTCGATGATTTTCGAGAGAGCGCCAGCCTGGCGAACGTCGAAATCGAAGAAGCGGTTGACGTGCAGGACGATCTGCGCGTTGCCGGCAGCGCTGTACGGGTCAACCAACAGGTCGATACCTCCGAAGTAGGCGAGGATGCAGCCCTGCTGGAAGTTACCGAAGAGCATCTGTCCAACTCCCGAGCTGGCGTCCACCAGGTACGGCGTAGCCACTGCCGGGTAACCGTTGAAGGTGTTGCTGGCGAGATCGTACAGAGCAGAGACAGAACTTACCTGCGCCAGGTTCTTTGCGAACTTGTAAGCAGTGGGAGACATGACGTACCGTGCAGCTGCGAGGTTTCCACCTGCTGCGAGGACTGCCGATTCCATAGCCACTGCAATCGCAGCGGTGAGGGTCGTCGAGCCGTCCGTGGACTGGTTGTCGATGGTTGCGCCGTCGAGCGTGTCGAATGCTTTCGTATCGATAAATGCGTTCATCGCGTTCTGCAATTCCTGCGCGATGACCAGGTCCACTGCTGCGCCGCCCTGGAGGAGGAGCTGCTTGGAGTAGGTGGTCTTCGCGGAAACCCGCTGCGGGCTGAGGGTCAGCTCGTCCATCTCAAGGCCCGATGCCGCATTCGCGTCAACCTCGCCCTCAGCCGTTCCTGCTGCCTTCACAGAGACGCGCGGGAACTTCACGTTGCCGGTGAGGTTGCTTAGCGTGGTCGTGCCCAACTGCTCGATGACAGACGGTGCGCGCAGTGCTTCGATAGCTCCGCCCACGTTCACAGGAACGAATGCCGCTCCGTCCGTGGTAGCTCCGTATGCGCCGGCCGTGAAGTTGTCGGCAGATGCGCGGAGGAGAGCTTTGGTCGGGATAGCCACCTGGCCGAGAACCTGCAAGCCTTGGGCCCGCATCTCACGCTGTGCCTCTTGTGCCCACTCTGCCTCAGCACCTTCCAAGCTGCGGCCGTTAGCTGCAGACATGATAGCGCGGGACAGGCTGAAATGACCGTTGACGCGCTCGATTTCGCGCTTCTCGGTGGTCGATGCCGTGCCGCTGTAAGCTACGCGGGCGACCATGTTCTCGTGGTCGGCGCGGTGCTTGATGCGCTTGTCCAAAGATTCAACCTCGCCAACCAACCATGCAGCCCGCTGCTCTTCAGCTTCGGTCATGGTGCGGCCTTCTTTCTCGGGGTTCTCCACGAGGGCGACGTGCTCCTCGTAGTGCTTGGCGCGGAGCGCCTTCAGTTCGTTCAAGTTCATGGTTGTAGTATTAACTGGTGCGAATGTAGCACGTTCAGAATTTACGGGTTCTTCGGGCATCACGTCCTCCTCCTCCTCGACGGCCTTGGCCATCTCAATCTTGACCTTGATGTCGTCGATTGCTTCGAGGATGTCGTCGAGCAGCTCCTCGTCTTCGGGATCGATGGAGCGCTCCTCCTGCCGCGCCTTCATGCGAGCGGCCACCGTCGTCGTTGGGTAGGCCGGGTACGTCACCGGGCTCACGTCGAGCAGGCTGCCCATCCGCTTGATGGTGCGCAGGTTCTGCTTGCGGTCCCACTCCTCGTCCTCGATGGTAAAGGCGAAGCTTGACTGCGAGATGTCGCCGCGCTTGATGAGCTTGTACAAGTCGCGGCCCTCGGTGGTGTCCGCCAGGCGTGCCGTGTAGCGCAGGCCGTTGTCGTCCACCTCGAGGTCGAGGGTGCCGTTGGTGGTGCGTGCCAGCGGGACGCCGGCATGGTTGATGAGCAGCCGGACGTCGTCGTCCATCACTCCGTCGAAGGCTCCGCGAGCGATGCGCTCGTTGAAGTAGCCGAGGTCGGTGACGTCGTCGAACATGGCAGCGTAGCCGCTGATGGTCAGGGTGTCGTCGGAGGCCGCACGGACCTCGCTGACGCGCAGCTCGACCGCCTCGCCGTACTGGCTGCGTACCTGCTGCATGCGTTCGTTGTTCTCTTCCATTTCTTCTACTTTGTTGCGTGACCAAGATAGGCCAGCGTCACCACCCCATAGGAGGTAGCTGATGGTGCCGCAGGCCTCCGTGTCGTCCGGGTTGTAGTAAGTGCGCGCACGGCTGAGAAAGCTGTACATGCGCACCGTGCGATCGTGGCTGATGGTCTCCCGGTTGGCGAGGATGCGTGCGGTCTCCTTCCCTACATCCGTAGCGCACCGGCCATCCACCGCGTCGTTTAACTCGATGCCGCGCTTGGCGTTGTTCGTTACTGCCTCCGGGTAATCACTGTATGGCATCGCTGGCAATCTTCTGGGAATAGGCGCCGAACTGGTCGAGGGCGATTTGGTTGACCTGGACGGTGTGGATGTCGCCGCCTGGCACCGGGTTCAGGTCTTCTTTGTTCCGCGCCTCGTTGATGCTGATGACGCCGGCCTGCAGCATCTGCTGGTAGAAGTTGGCGCGGGCCGCCATGTCGCCGCGGTACAGGTCGTTCAGGGCGAACTTGGAGTAAATGCGCGGACGGTCGAACGACGGGATCAGCTTGCGGTCAATCTCCTGCTCGATGCGGTTGGCCCACGGCGTCACCGTGTGCTTGGCGAACTGGAGGTTCTGCTGCTCGACGTTGTTGAACGTCGTCTGCGAGGGCAGCTGCACGAGGCTCGGCGGGACGCTGAAGATGCGGCAGATTTCCTCCGCTTGGAACTTGCGCGTCTCGATGAACTGGGCCTCATCCGGCGAGATGCTGATGCGGTTATACTTGAAGCCGAACGGCAGCAGCTTAGTGCCGGCCTGCGTCTGCGCTTTGTTCCAGCTCTCCTGGATGACGTCCATCTGCTCCTTCTTGAGGGGCTGGTCCGTCGACAAGATGCCGGTCATCTGCCCGCCACTGCCGAAATATTCCGCCCCGAAATCCTGCGCCGACTTCGCCAGCCCCAAGTTTTCCCGGTGCAGGCGGATAGGCGACATACGGAACAGGTTGCAGATCTCGAGCATGTTCTCCGTGCGCACCACGCCGTAGTCGCGCACCACGTAGACCGGCTCGTTGTTTACCACCTTCGCCTCGACGTCGTAGTAGTCCACGATGGTCATGCTGCTGGCGTAGCCACGGCTGTCCCGCTCGATGATGGCGTAGCCCATGCCGTACAGGCAGGCCTGCGCCACGATGGTCTCCCAGAACTCGTAGGCCGTCTGCCGGCTGTTGGGCTCATACTTGATGAGGTCCTGAGCAGGGTGCGCGTTGGCTACGTCTACCGAGGCGCCGTCCCGGACGTAGACGTCAAGGCCCAAGCTGCTGATGGTGCTCGCAATCTTGTAGACGCAAGCGTACACGGTAGAGATAGCTAACGAGCTTTGCTCGCTGACGTTGGCGCCGCTCCGGGTCATAGCCCAAACGCCCAGCTCCTGCGCGATGGTGGCGCTGTCAAACTTGCCGATGCGGGCCCGCTTCTGCAGCCCCAGACGTTCCCAGATGGTAGCCATGTGCGCCAAAGGTAATCAGAGTGAAATAACGCCCAGGAACTCGTCGAAGCTGCCGCTCGTGCGCTCGTGAACGTACTCGTTCATGGCGATGATGGAGGCGATGACGCCGTCGACCTTCTTGCTCTCCTTGTAGCTCTCCTTCACCACCCGCTTGTTTTCGTTGACGTCCATGTACACCACCGCGCAGCCCATCTGCCACCGCAGCACCTCGTTGCCGCCGTGGACGATGTTGCCCGACAGCATCTGCATCTCGAACTCTTTGGTCGGGCCGTTCATGGTAGTGATGTTCTGCGCCATCGGGTGCATGACGATGTCCTCCGCCACCAGCTCGCTGACGATGTAGGTGCTGAATCGTGGATCGTAGCCAATGCTGCGCAGGTCGTACTTGGCCGCCGCCTGCACGATGTGCTCCTTGATGTAGCGGTAGTCGGTGCGGTTGCCTGGGATGACAGTGATGTGCCCCTCCTCCGCCCAACGTAGGTAGTCGATGCCGGCGTTCAGCTTCTTGCTTTCGGCCTTCTCGCTGTTGACGAACTGGTGCACCTTCAGGTAGAAGCAGTCCGCCTCCTCGTCCCGGAACAGGAGGGCGAAGGCGGTGAGGTCTTGCGTGCTGGCGAGGTCGAGGCCACCGTAGCAGGGCAGCCCGAGCAGCACGTCATCCGGCGGCAGCGGGTCGGCGCCGCGCATGAAGATGTCGTCCGGGATCCACGCCTGCTCCGCGCTGGTCCAGATGTTGAGGTTCAGGCGCAGGAACGTGTTGAGGTAGCTCGGTACGTTCTTGGCCTTCTGCACCTCCTGCTCGAAATACTCCGGCCGGCAGATGCTGCCGTAGCCTGGATTGGCCTTCTTCCAGGTTTCCTCCAGGCTCCAGTCGTCCTCCGCATCGGCAGCGTACAGCACGGGCAGAAAGGTCTCGTCCTTTACGCTGCCCTCCTTCACCTGGCGTGCGTACTCGTGCACCTCCCAGCAGATGCTGTTGCGGTCATGGCCGGCGGTGGTGAGGGCCATGATGAGCGGCTGGGTACGGGCGCCGGTGGAAGTCACCAGCACGTCGAACAGGTCGCGGTTGGGTTGGGTGTGCAGCTCGTCGAAAATCACGGCATGACAGTTGAACCCGTGTTTGGTGGAGGCCTCCGCGCTGATGGACTTGTAGAAGCTGGACTTGTACTGGATCTGGTTGCGGTACACCTTCCCACGCTTGCGCAACTCAGCGTTGTTGTAGACCATCTCCTGCGCCACGCTGAAGACGATGTTGGCCTGCTGGCGGTCGCCGGCCGCGCTGATGATTTCCGCGCCTGGCTCGCCGTCGCTGAACAGCATGTACAGTGCTATCGCTGCCGAGAGGTTGGACTTCCCGTTCTTCCGCGGGATCTCCACGTAGCAGGTGCGGTACTTGCGCCGGCCGTCGGCACGCTTCCACCCGAACAGCGGGCGGATGATGTCGTCCTTCTGCCAAGGCTCCAGCAGGAACGGCTTCCCGCCCAGCTCGCCCTTGACGTGGGTGCAGAAGGTCTCGATAAAGTTGACGGCCCGGTCCGCGCTGGCCTCGTCGAAGTAGTACGTGGTATCAGCCAAAATATTGCTCAGTGCTTTCGGCCGTCTCCTCCGCGCTCTTCACCTTGTGCTCGATGCGTGCGATGAGCGCCTGCTTGCGGAGGCGGGCCTCCTTCAGCTGGTTCCACTCCGGGCGCATCTTGCTCAGCAGGTCGCCGGCCGTGCCCACTACCTGGTAGCAGGTGCCGTGCTGGTTGCAGTAATCCTGCAAGGTTTCCTCCTCAATCTCCACGCACGCCAAGGTCCAGATGAGGGACTGGATGCCTGGCGTCAGGTCGGTGCTGGTAGCGTATTCCGCCAACCTGCGTGCATACCGTGCTTCTTGTGGTCCGTTCATGCCGGCGAAGGTCGGGCATCCCGGCTAAAAAGTCCCAAATGCCGTACGAAACAAACTGTAGGACGGCGGGGTCGCTCTCGATCGTGTCCCACGACATGGCGCGCGCGACGAGGTCGTTTACCT